CTTAATAAAGAATTAGCATTAGCTATATTATTAGGTGATGGACGTGACGTTTCAGATCCATATAAAATTAATGAATTAAATATTAGACCTATTCTAACAGATGACGATATTTATACAATTAAATATACTGTTACTGAAGGTAGAGATTATAATGATGAGAATAATAGTCATTCTGATAATGATTCTGTAACTAAGGGTATTATTCGTGCTGCTATTAAAGCTCGTAAGAATTATAAAGGTAGTGGAAGACCTACATTCTTTACTACAGAAGATACTTTAACAGATATGCTATTAATCGAAGACCAAAATGGTAGAATCATTTATGATTCAGTTGATAAATTAGCTACAGCTTTAAGAGTTAAAGAAATTGTAACTATTCCTGAAATGGAAAATTATAATGGCATTTATGGTATTATTGTTAATTTAAATGATTATACTGCTGGTGCTGATAAAGGTGGAAATGTTAATTTATTCGATGCCTTTGATATTGATTACAACCAAATGAAATATTTGATTGAAACTAGAATGTCTGGTGCTTTAACAGTTCCTTATTCAGCTATAGTTCTTAAGAAAGAAACTTCAGGAACAAATAATAGTGACGAAGAACCAGCTGGTTAGTTAATAGACATATTGAAAGGAGAAATTCAAAATGGCTAAGTTTTACGGACCGATTGGTTTTTCAGATACGGTAGAAACTGCCCCAGGTATTTGGGAAGAAAAGATTATTGAACATTCATATTTTGGTGATATTATTAGAAATACTTCTAGATATCAACAATCTGGTGGTGTTAACGATAATATAGTAATTAATAATAGTATTAGTATTGTAGCTGATCCTTATGCCACTACGAATTTTCAAAAAATGAGATATGTGGAGTTCTTGGGTGCTAAATGGAAAATATCAAATGTTGAAGTTCAGTATCCAAGACTCATACTAACTATTGGTGGTGAGTATAATGAATAGACGTTTAGAATTGCATAATATACTTGTTGGGTTATTAGGTTCCAATCATGTATATTATCAACCACCTGAAAATCTTAAAATGGAATATCCATGTATAAGATATAATCGTTCTACTATTAATAGTGGTAGAGCTGATAATCTTAATTATCGTAATATGAATGGTTATACTATTTATGTTATAGATAAAAAACCTGATAATCCTGTAATCGAAAAAATTATGGGTCTTGAAAGAACATCATATGATCGTCATTATGTTAGTGATAATTTAAATCATGATGTTTTTACTATATATTATTAATAAGAAGGAGGAAAAATTTTTATGGGAAAAATTGAATGGGATCAAACTGGCGAAAAATTTTATGAAACTGGTGTTGATCATGGTGTATTATATCCATATGCTAATGGTGTTTATGGGAAAGGTGTTGCTTGGAATGGTTTAACTCAAGTTTCTGAAAAACCAGAAGGAGCTGAGCCAACTGATTTATGGGCTGATAATATTAAGTATTTAACTTTATTATCAACTGAAACATTTAAAGCTACTATTGAAGCTTATATGTATCCAGATGAATTTGCTGCTTGTAATGGTGAAGGTTCATTAGGAGAAGGAGTAGTTGTTGGACAACAAAAACGTAGTCCATTTGGTCTATGCTATAGAACTAAAGTAGGTAATGATGCTGATCCAGAAGCTGGATACAAAATTCATCTTATCTATGGTGCTTTAGCTTCACCAAGTGAAAGAGCTTATGCTACAGTTAATGATAGTCCAGAGGCTATTACATTCTCTTGGTCAGTTTCAACAACACCTGTTGAAGTTAAAGGATTTAAACCAACTGCTTCATTAATTATTGATTCTACTAAAGTTGATTCTGAGAAATTAGCAGCTTTAGAAGCTAAATTATATGGTGATGAGAATAATGAAGCTACATTACTATTACCAAATGAAGTATTAAAAATTCTTAATGGTGAGAGTAATAATGAAGAAACACCAGCTGAACCAGTAAGTGGTTAATCATATTTCACAAAGTAATATGTTGTGTTTGATTAGGAATCGGTAGTATCGCTATCGGTTCCTTTTTTTTTAATTTGAAAGGAGAAATTTATTATGTTAAAGAAAAATATTAAGTATACTGATTATAATGGGGTTGAAAGAAATGAGGATTTTTATTTTAATCTAACTAAAGCTGAAATTATGGAAATGCAAATGGGTACTACAGGAGGATTAGCAGATATGATAGCTAAAATTGTAGCAACTCAAGATACACCAAAAATTGTTGAAATTTTTAAAAATATTATTAAAAAAGCAT